ACCTCTTTGAGGACGGACTTGAGTTCTTCGCGCACTATTTGGCGTAGCGCAATCTCATCTATGTTCATTGGTCACCTCAAGGTTGTACGGGCCACTCGACAGTCAACGGGAAGCCTGCTTGCGTTGTAATATCTCGCAGTGCTTGCCGATAGGTTGCCCATGCTGCTTTATCTGCTGTGCTGTCACTGATTTGAGTCCAGTCGGATGCAGTTAACAGTTGATTGCGCTCTGCCCTTAAACGAGATGCAACTCGATCATTTTCGCTGGCTAGGTACTCAGCTTCCCGTGCATCCTGTTCGGATTCTTCCGCATCGGTAAACTGAACCAGAACCCCATCAATCATTTTATGTCTCATGTCAAACCTCCCGAAGGATAAAGGTTCCTGCCGTGTAATTTCCAGACTGTCTCGTAAAAGTTATATCATTAAGGTTTGTCTCATTTGTCGTAAGCCAGCGCCAAGTCCTCCTTGTCTCAAGTGTTCGAGGAGTGTCATTAGTCAGTCTTGTGATAGATTCGATAAGAGTCTCAACAGTACCTACTGATATTTTCATAGTTCCGGCAATGCGCTGTAATCCAGTTCCGTTTGCAGGAGTGCCTGAATTTATTATATTTTGATCGTTTCCGTTATCGCCAGTCACGGTTGAGTTGCTTAGGATTACTGTATATGTTGCATCTCTCAAAGTGTCAGACCTGATAGTAAGTCGGCTATCGCCAGTGGTGCTAACCTCAACATTTTCTAGAAATAGCATCATATTGCGCCGATAATTCAATCCAGTTGAGAACGCTACGCTTGCCACTCCAGTAGAAATTGTCTGCGTAATTTCCCCTTTCTGAATGTTGTAGTAAAAGAAGTTGCTCCCATTGCAAACAATTAGGCCCATTTCTCTCGGCCAGAGCACCCAAGTTGTTTGCGCTACACCGTTCACGGTTATAGTTTCTGTGCTATTCGGGTCAAGCGTTACAAATCCTGTCCCTGAGTTGCCAACATATGCAAACCATCCACTCCCAAGCGTTGCTGCTGCTGTAAAGGTTTGGCTAAACGTGCCGCTGGTAATGTCAATCAAGTTGCCGCGATTTGTGCCGTCAAGAATTGTGTTGCTCGTTCTAGCCACTCTCACAACTGCCGAGCCAGCAGGCAAAGCCACATACTCCAAAGCAGTAGCCCCAGAGTTAACTGCTAATATTTGTGTAGCCGTTCCAAGCGTAGTGAGTCCAGTACCGCCGTTAGCGACAGGAAGCGTACCAGTCACACCCGTACTTAATGGTACGTTGGTGACTGTGTTGCTTGCGCCATTGATAGTCTTGTTGGTCAGCGTTTGAACACCATCCAGCGTTACAGCAGTGCCGCCGTTACCGCCGATCTGAGAGTAGACTTCCCAAGTAGAGCCGTCATAAACGAGCTGCACACTTACGCCGGTAATGTCGCACACAAGGTCTTGAGACAGACCGCCAATCGTTGAGCCGTTTCTGCCTACCGTGAGGTTGTTAGTACCCCAGAACGATCCTGAGTCAGCCACAACTACTTGAGCGCCTGTTGCCGGAGTTGCTGGCAGAGTAACGGTAAACGCACCGCCAGAGGTATCTGCAAGTACGCCTTCTTTGTCGAAAGTGGTGTAGTTGGCTGTCTTCACTACATATTCAAGACCGCCAGCAGCAGGAGGTGCGCTTGACCATGTTGTGCCGGTTGAGGTCAGGACGTTGCCAAGTGTGCCTGGCGATGTAATTCCCGTGCCACCGTTAGCAGCAGCAAGAGTCCCCGTAACCTGAGTCGCTAGGTCAATCGTTGTGGCTACCGGAGCAACATTCTGCCAAGCAGTGCCGTTATAAACTCTTGAAGTGTCCGTAGTGCTGTTGAAATACAAAGCACCTTCCACTAGAGCGTTGCCGTCATTGTCTAGTGTTGGGTCAGATGCTTTAGCTCCCAAGAACCTGTCGTCAAACAGGTCAAAGCTGTTAGCAGCACTAGTTGCAGATGCCGCTGAGTTTGTTGCAGATGTACTAGCAGCAGATGCTGATGCTGTTGCTGACGATGCGCTTGATGTAGCACTTGCTGCTTGCGCGGTCGAAATCACAGCTTGAGCTGTAGAAATTCCAGCTTGTGTTGTTGCCGTTGCTGCCGAAGCTGCCGAATTTGTTTCGCTTGTTGCCGCATTACTTGCGCTAGTCGAAGCATTCGAGGCTTGAGTTGTCGCTGTTGCGGCAGAGGCAGCACTTGCTGCGGCAGAGGCCGCACTAGCCGTTGCAGATGTCGATGAGTTACTTGCCTGAGTAGTCGCTGTTGCGGCAGACGCACTTGCGCTTGATGCTGAAGTCGAAGCATTGCTTGCCGAGGTGCTCGCGTTACCAGCCTGGGTCGTTGCAGTCGCTGCGCTTGTGGATGCTAAACCGGCCTGAGTCGTTGCCGTAGACGCGCTTGTGGCCGCATTGGTGGCTTGTGTCGTCGCAGTCGAGGCACTGGCAGCAGCAGCCACTTGAGACGCAAGAGCAGCCGTTGCAGAAGCCGCAGCAGCAGCACTCGTTCCCACCCAGTCACTAGGAGAGGATGCCGGAGTGTCGCCGACAGTTGTTCTTAACGCTGTGTAGAATATTCCATCAGGGCCGACTACGTTCTGGCCGACTGTATAGGTAACAGTGGACACATAAGCCAGGCTTATTAACACCCAGTAAGCAGCCTCAGTAGTCGGGTTTTTATTCAGGTTTGAGTTCTGGAGTGACTGATAAAGCAGATTGCTAACAGTAACGACCGCGCCTTCGGTGTACGTTATGCCTGAATTCCAATCGACCGAGTACAGCAGAACCCAGTAACCAGAAGTAGACGCTGGGTTGTTGTTGACGTTATTGGCTGCTAGGGAGACGTAGAACTCGCCGTCACTGCCCTGCACTACGTCATTGGCACCGTAAATCTTGGACGATACCCAAGCATCACCAAAGGCACTGGTTGTCTGGCCTACTGGATCGCGCACAAGTATCTGAACATTCGCACTGGTGGTTAATATAGCCTTAGCCACGCCATCGAAGAAGATGTTGGGCTGGCGACCAGCAGCAGTCAGGATCACCGGATTGGTGTTTGGTATCGTGAGGTTAACGTCTGAGTAAGTGGCCTTGGGCGTAGTGGTGCCGGTCTCGTAGAAGTAGATTTTGCCAGAGATCAGAGGATCGCCCGCGTCATCAAAGTATTGTGAATCTAGATCGCCGTATCTCGCCATTTAGTTATTCTCCGCACCATCGTATGAATCACCGAAGAAGTAATCGGTCATACCTACATTCATAATCCGCTTTGCATATGCTGGCGGCAGTGTGTCAATCCAAACTTTAAACACAGGACTTCTCATCAATGCGTCACCAGCCCCGCGATCAGGATTGCCTTGAGCGCCTCTGATAACCATGCGCCTGAAGTCAGCGTTACCCATTAGATCAGAAGCAGCAGTCACAGCGTCAGGGCCAGCAGAGCTAAACAGTCCAGAAACCCTGCCATCAATTTTAGGAATCATTGGTAGGAGTTTTGCCAAAATTCCGTTGTCAGAGCCAAAATCTCCCATTGCTTTAACTATCCCAGTTTTTGGAACAGTACCTATGGCAGTTGAATACCGATTAGATATTATAGCTAAATTGTCCAGAAAAGACTCTGCCCCTTCAGGCATATAGCCCATTAATGTTTCCTTTGCTTTTGGAGAATTACTTAGCTTCTGCCAGAACGCAGAGAACCCGCCCATATTTAACTGAGGCTGATTCCTTGCCCCCTTTGTAAATATGTTATCCATTGCAGAGACAACGGCAGACTGCCTGTACTGTTCTGGGATTCCCTCTAGAGTTTTGGTTAATTGATAGACATCGCCATCAAGCAGTTTAGTAATTCCAGATCGAACCTGTGGAATAATAGCTCTGTTGAATTCTTTTCCAAGTAGGTTTGTCGCACTTTCCTCTAGTGCTTTTCTCTGCGATATAAGAGCCTTCCCTGCATCCCACTGAGCTTTTACGTCAGCGCCAGCTATTGAGTCTATGACAGACCCTTGCGTATCTGTCATTGCGTTGTATAGCTCTTTAAGTCGATGCGTAGCAGCATCACCAAATCTGTTACCTCTTAGCTGTTGACCGTATTGCTCACCCACATCTTGACGCAACTCATCAAGACGGTAGTACGTCATTCTTGGCCTTCCCCTTATCTCGGTAAGTATTCTCTGCTCAACTGAATTGAGTTTATTTACACCGCCCAAGTCCCTAGCTTTCATAACAAGAAACTCTCTTAGTGGCTGAGTATCAGCTCTGGCGCGTCTTGGTATTACTCTGCCAAGCATATCGTAGATGGCGTCAGACTGCCCTCTTAGCTCGTCCAGAGTGCCGTTGATATTAAATATCACGCCCTCGTTAAGACTAGCCAAGTCTCTAGTGCCACCAAAGGCATCAATAAACTCGTCAGCTTTTGCCGCCACATCAAGCATGGCTTGCCTCTCGCCTTGAGCAAGAGCTGTTCCTGGCATATTGGCAAGAGCCTGCTCGACCTGAACGTACTGAGGATTCCTTGAATACACTCTTGCGGGAAGTGTCTCGGTAAGACCTAACTCTTGAGCAGCCCTCACTACGTTTGGATCAGCATCTATAATTCTTGAAAGGTCTGCTGCTTGTGACTCTATTGGAGCAGCAGATGTTGATCGTCTAGACACTTCAGCCGCCATCGCTCCAACTTGTGGGTCTACACCTTGACGCTGTGCCTCCGATCTAACTCCAGACGCTCTTCTCGCCTGATTGAATACCGTAATAAGATCGCTGCCAGCAGAGAACGCACCAGACAACATTGGCTCCTCAATGTTGAACTCGCCTCCAGTAAAACTTTGCGCTCCCTCAATACCGCTTTGTATTCCTGCCTCTGCCGCAGCTCGGCCAGCCATTGTTGTAGCTCGGCCAGCAGGCAAAGCAGCCGCAAGCGTAGATGTAAAGTTAATAGCGTCAGCCACCGACAGCCCAGGCTTGTTTATTACGAAAGCCTTTTGCGTTTTTGGGCTATACACATAGAACCCACCATTCTCTCTATCTCGGTCAACAATGATCTCAGGGTCTGCCCGCTTGAGAATTCCAGCGAATTCCTCATCGTTCAAAGTCAAAGCATTTAGAGCGCCGATTCCACTTCGCGCTGCCACATTTGCTTCGGGAATGATTTCACCCATTTGGTAAGGGCGAAGCTCTGTAGCAGCCATCCTCGCCTCTGTTGGAATCGTTCGTCTAAGCTGCCGAGTAGGAGCACGATTATCTGCCATAGGGTCTACATTGAATGGCGAATCAGCATACTCAGCCCGCGCTTGTGGTGCAGCCATTTGAATTGGAGTAACAGGTTGGCTCATG